GTGGTTGTAGATTCTGATCCGGATTGATATGTAGTTGTAGCAGTTGATGTGTATCCACCTTCAATTGCTGTATTACTTCCTGATGTATTTGTTTGTGTAGACCCAGGATAAGCTGGTTTAATTAGTGTTAGTAAACAGATTAATATAATTAATATGCCTGTAAAATAATAATTCATACTTTTACCCATCGTATTTTATCTCGTTTTCAAAAGACATGTCTGTTGCATGATCTTTTTGTTTTTTATAAGTTCTTTTGCAGGTGCAATCGTCACAAGTGCATACGCCATAATCATCAGCGTGAAGCTCTCCATCACAATGACAATTACAATGACAGTTTTTACACTTAGACATTTGCTATTTCTCTACAAAAAGGACATTGTTTTTTATAAGTGTCTGGGTGTTTTTCACAAACTACTTTTATTTCTGGCTCAGGAACATCCTCATACAATTCTGCATGTGGATCTTTTTCTTCCTTCTGCCAACTAAAAAGCCAAGTAACAAATCTGTCCCATAAATTTTTAATCATTTTTTTTCTCCTCAATTTCGTAGAAAAAATTGTCAGTGTCCTCTGTTTTCCATTGACCTGTATCTTCTACATTCCATTCGGAAGTTTGTACCTTCCAATCAGGTATTTCATCCTTCACAGTAAATGAAGGTATGTCCCATATTATTCTATTGTTTGGCTGTGCCGCATAATTGCCGTCATCTAACGCAAGTATGTGTGCGCACTTATGTTCGTGCGGGATCTCTGAATGATCAGTGTCAATTATATTACTCTCTGGATGTGCAAAGTCAACTGTGAATAAGTAGGACCCGTGATGCCACTTTTTATCTTTTCCTATATATTTACCAGCTTGTCCGTCTAGAATATCAAAACTAGTAACACTAGGGTAATAAGAAAAACAATTCCACAATTCCAATTCATCAAGTCTCCTGGTCGGAACAGCTTTCGGTTGAAAACCACGTTGAATAAAAGCCGATATGGGGAGACGATAAAAGACAGCACCGTTTTCCATGATGGCATGGAAAAGGATTGGCCTTCCTGTGATTGAGGCAATACCGAAGATAATACAGTCTTCAACTTCGCCATGATGTTTTTTAAGGTCATATAAATACTCCTTTTTTATTTGTGCGTATTGTACAGGAATATTTGCATTTAAGTAAGACATATTTTAACCTCATTTGTTTAAAACATATCATCAATTTTATCTGATATGTCACCCCAATTATCTCCTACTTCGTAATCTACCTTATTAGGCACTTGTAATTCAACACAATTTTCCATAATCTCTTTAATTTTTTTAGCTTGCGATTCAGACTCCACAGAAATATCTAATTCATCATGTAGCTGTATCATCGGTGTAATGCCTTCAGATCTTAAATCAACCATAGTTTTCTTTGTCATATCTGCCGCACTTCCTTGAATTAATTTATTTAAAGCTTTGTAAGTAAATGCTCTTCTAATCCCTGGTCCATATTCCCCGAGTGCATCTTCATGTTTTAAAGGTTTATGTACACCAAATTGATTTGGCTCCCATAAATTAAATCTACATCTACGTCCAAGAAGAGTTCTTATCTTTCCTGAATCTTGTGCTCTACTCATAACTTGTTGTATTAATTGTTTTACAAAGGGCACTCTTTGATGATATTGTTTTAAAACTTTACCTGCATGGTCTTCTCCATAACCTAATTGAGCTGTTAATTTAGCCTTACCCATTCCATAAAATAAACCAAGATTAATAGTTTTTGCTTCTGACCTTTCAATATTAGCAATATCTGCCACAATTTGATGAAAGTCTGCGCTACCTTTTTTATACTTATCTTCAATACTAGCTACTCCAAGGACCCCAGGAGTGCTTAAAGCAAAATGCACTACCAACCTAGGTTCTTGTTGAGAATAGTCAAAACAACCCCATCTATGGCCCTTCTCAGGTACAAATATGGACCTAACTCCCATACCAATATCTGTATAATTTGGAATTTGTTGTAAGTTTGGATTAGAATAAGAAAGTCTACCAGTCACCGTCCCTCCAAAGTCACCTTTTAATTGATGAATATCTGCATGGATTCTTCCATTATATACAAAATTTTTAATAGAATCTAAAAAAGTATTTTTTAATTTATCAGCTTCTCTTGCACTGTTGATTGCTCTCAACACAGGGTCTTTGTGATTTTTTAAATAATTTTTTGTAAAAGATGGTTTGCCAGTTTTTTCTGTTCTATCAAAATCTGTAATGTTTCTTGCATTACAAACTTTTTCAATACTAGCCGCAGCCCATATTTCTGGATATAAACCCGAATCTTCTTGAATCCTTTTCATATATCGATCATAATTTTTTTGTAAAGTTTGTTCTACTTTTGTAAGCTGATCTTCGTCTATTCTTACTCCTTTTAATTTCATATCTAATAAACATGGAAATACTTGTTGCTCTAGTTCTACAATCGCATGTAAGTCTTGTGCATTTATTTCTTTTTTAAATTCTTGCCAAAGAGCTAAAGTTATTTCAGCGTCTCTTTCAGCATATTCACCTACATACATTGCAGGTAATTTATACATTTCAGCTTTAGGATCTACACCCCATTCTTTTGCAGCTTCTTTCAATGCATTTTCATTTTTACCCATACCTGTGTAGTCATTTGCAACTGAATTAAGATCATATCTAAATCTATTTTCATCAACTAAGGATGCTATAACCATAGTATCCACAACTGTTCCGTGGACCGTGAGCCCTAGTCTATGAATCCAACACATATCATAAATAGCATTGTGAAATATTTTGTTTGCTTTTGTTTTTAAAACATCTTGAAACCAACCAAGAACTTTTTTTCTTTCCATATTAGGACCTGACTCATGTGCTATTGGATAATAAGCTGACCAATTTTTTACAGCAATAGCTATACCAACAACGTCTCCTACGCCTCTTGTTGAGGCTGATCCTTTTGTTTTTAAATCTGGGTCTTTTGTTTCTAAGTCAATTGAAATTTCGTCGTACTTTGATAAATCAGGAAATTCATCTGGTAGAAACCATTCTGTTTGTACCGCAAAAATTGGTTTTTGTGTCATTTAGTTATCCCCCATGAGTTTGATTTCTTTTTTATTTCTGCTTTCACTGGCTCAGGATAATCTCTATCGATAGCCATGTCAATATAATGTTTAGCTTTTAATAAATCTTCTTTTTGATTTTTCTGTTTATGACGACATAAATATTTTATTGCGTTGCCCTCTGCAAATGGAATATTATTTCTGTTAATAAATTCTGAGGGTTGAATAACCATAGACCTATAGTGATCACCTCCTACCTGTTTTTTATATATGTTATCCTTCATCTTCTTCTCCATAAACCTCTCTTTCCATTGTTTTTATAAATCTATAAAATTCATCTTCTGACATAATTTTTATCCTTGTAAAAACTCATGTGTTAGTAAAGGAAATCTAGTTTTAGTTTTTAAGTTATGTTGATAAATTATTAAATGTTCTCTTGGTCTTGATGTGCCAACATATGCTACTCTAGTTTCTTCGTCTTCTTTTTTTCTATCTCCGCTGTTGTATGATTTTATTGAATTTGGACCCCAATCAGAGTCTAAAACCACTATATCTGCTTCCATACCTTTAACAGAATGAATTGCAGCTACTTTTATATTAGTTTCTAACGTTGGATCTCGTTCCCAACAATCTCTTAAATATAAATTAAAATGATCATTATCTCTAAATAATGTTTTAGTTGTTGTAAATTTTAATACCTCGTGCCAGGGTAAATTTATATCTCCTAAAAAATAATATTTTTTTTTTAAATTTTCATAATTTAAATATAGGTCAGGGTTTTGAAATTCTTGTGGTTGAGTTTCTGCACTTTCCAATGCCCCTTTTTTGCCATATTCTATCATGCCTGGTTTTAATTTTTTAACCATATCAATATATAAAGAGGCTTTTATTTGTCCGCCTTCTTGTAAAGTATTCCAAGCCTGTATTAATATTTTTCTTTTTTCTTCGTCAAACAAACTTTTAAAAGTATTTCCTTTATCGGATCCAAAACTTTTTTCTTTAAATATAATTCCTTTATCTATTAAATATCGTTTAAAATTTGTAGCAAGATTGTTTGTTCTTGCACACATAATCATGTCAGTTTTAGAATTTATGCTACCATTTAATCTTGTTAAACTATCTAAAAATCTAAAACTTCCTTGTTTTGATGGATCACATTCAAATTTTGTACCCAATCTATTTTGTATTTCCCCCTGTATCTTCATTACAACATTGTATATTGCTGGTGGTAATCTGTACGTTTTAGGCAAAGAACGTACACATTCTTTTTTACATGGCCATTTTTGAAATATTTCAGCATCAGATCCTTTCCATCCATAAATAGATTGATCATCATCTCCTACAAGAACTAACTCTTCTGTATTTCTTGCTATTTTTGAAATTACTTGCCACTCTAATTTAGATAAATCTTGAGCTTCATCAACCAACACAATTTTATATGGTTTAAACTCAATATTTTTTGCTAAGGATTTTTCTAGCATGTCATCAAAATCAATCATTTGATAATGTTTTTTAAACTTTTCATAATTATAATAGACATAACTTATTTCTGGTTTTTTAAATCTTACTCGTAAATAACTAGGATCCTCATCATAAAAATGATAAATTCTTTGCAATGGGTCCTTTATTATTTTATAATTGTTGCCAATTTTTACAGCTTTTTCAAAACCCAAAGAATGTTTTGCCAACCCAATAAGATTCATAATAGCACCAAACTTTAAGTCATGCTCTTCGCTCCATCCCACCGCAACTATGTCACTACCATCATAATTACTGTCTGCTAATTTTGGCCAATTTTCTGGGTCTGTTTTAATTAATTTTTTAAACATAGTCTTTGCACTTTCATTAAATATTTCATAACCCTTAAGATGATCTTTGCAAAATTTATGTATTGTTTTTATAGAATCTGCTTGTTTTTCAGTAAAAAATAAAGATAATGTTTTATCGTTTTGAGCACGATCTTTTAAATTTTCTACTGTGGCTTTTGCAAACCCAATCATTAAAGCTTGATCAAAATGTAAACCTGCTTCAAAATTACGTTTTAACATTTTTAATATTTCAGTAGTTTTACCACAGCCAGGGCCTCCTAAAATTTTGTATCGTTTTTTATAAAATTTATCTATTTTAGTATTCATTTGCTTTGTCATTAGTTGTTTTAAAATTCTA